GTTGGTAATAAGCATACCTACCATTTTGAACTTGTCTTGGTAATCCTCATTTAGTCGCTTACTAAGCTCCTCTTTAACTAATGTACGTAAACTATCTAGTTTCATATGTTTATAAATATTGGCCTATCGAATTAAAGTAAAATGTCCTCGAACTGCATATTGATAATCTGTTTCGGTTACACCGAAGTTAACATCATATATATAAATTCCATCTTGACATTTGCGGTTATTATAAGTTCCATCCCAACCTTCGACAGCATTTAATGATTCAAATACACATTCTCCCCAACGATTGTAAACAGTTAAATGATAATCATAATAATCTATGCCAGTAGTAAATACAGGTAACCAGGTTTGATTATTTTCATTATCGTCAGGTGTGAATGAATTGGGAATATAAAATAATAATTCAGGACAAACTACAACTGTAATCACAGTTTGTTGTTGGGGTGAAGCACATCCATTTGAATAATGTATTACAGATAAAGGAAACATTCCTTCAGTATCAAATGCAATAGTTAAATCATCTTGTTGGTATGTAACACCCATAAATGACCATTCATTGTATCCTGGTAGATTTGATTGGGATGTAAATACGGTTAGAATAGAATCACCCTCACATATTTCATAAAATGGATTGTATGGAGAAATTGAATCAAGGGTTGGTTGAGGATATACTGTTACTATAGTAGTTGTATCAAAAGTGCATCCACTTAATGTGTATTCGTAATTAATAGTATTTGTTCCTATCGCGTTTAATGGATAAAATTCATTACCAGCAACACCTATACCACTAAGTATTCCTCCGATTGGATTCACGTTTAAAGTAACAAATTCGTCGTATTCACAAAACGGTCCTATAGGATCAATTGTAGGTACTACATTTAAAATAAATAAATCTATAGTAACAGGAGCACCAATACATCCATTTGATTCTGGGGTGACTTGAATAGCTCCTGGTATAAATCCTGAAGAGAATGAGCTGAAGTCTACTGTAATAATATTGGTTCCTTGTCCTGAGGTGATAGGAGAAACACTGCTCCATAAGTAATTGTATCCTGCTACTGCAGGTACATTATACATTTCATAGGAACTTAAATAACATATAGTATCTACTCCATTAATAGGTCCTGTTGATGGAATTGGTGGACCAGGTACAACTAGTACTGTATCCGGTCCTAAACCAGTACCTCCATTGCAAGCAGACCAACCAGCATTACATGTTGGGTATTCTAAATGGCAAGTATATAGTGTTGGTCCTGTTGGAGTAACAGTAATTGTAGGTCCTGTTCCAATAACTACTGGGTTTCCTACTTGGTACCAAGTTAATGTTGGGGTAACTACTGGGCCACTTGGGGTCCATTTCCAAGCATCGTTAATAGCTGTCCAAGCTGTAGAATTTCTTCCAGGTACTGTAATTCCTATTGTGCCTGCAGCGTTATGTACTCCTTCAGTAGCAGTTCCACCTTGCCACTGTAAACAAGCGGGTTTATTTTGAATATAGTTTTCAATGTTATTAGTTGATTCATAGATTACAATATGAAAGGTTCCCTGATTCCCAGTGCAACTAAACATTGGCATATTTGTCCAACTCACTGTTAATTTTCTACAAGGGGCAACTCCACTTGTTTGATATCTAATTTGTCCTCCAATTCCAGGATGCCAATCCTGCCAAGGACCCATAATACAGTTTTTAGGTACTAAAGCATTACCTGTTGGAATTGTTTGTGTTGTAAAAGTAGTAGGTTGTCCTGGGGAGAATGAAATCCAACCATTTGATCCAGCCCAAAATTGTGTATATGTTTGCCCAAAGAAACAAAATGTAAACCCAATATTAAATGGTCCTTGTTGGGTATCATCACCCATAAATAACTGAGTGCCTGTATTTGTTTGGTTTATGTAGGGTATATTAGAAACTGTATAGTTAACAGTTTGTTTAGGTAAAGTTCCAGTACCACATTGGCTCAAGTCAGCAGTAAGTGTTGTTGATCCTACACCACAAGGTAATATTTGATCAGGTCCTAAAGCAGGACAATATTGACCATATCCTACAAAGGTCAATAAAAGAAATATTAATAATTTTTTCATAGATCCAATATATTGAAAGAAAATAAAAGCCCCAAATTTCTTTGGAGCTTTCATATATTTTGTTGTTTTGTTCTTAGTAATTCAAGATACAGTAGTCTGGTTGTACTTCAACTGTAAGTCCTACTACAGTTCCATCATCATCCCAGCTATAATCACCAAATCCAGCACTTGTAATAACAGCTCCTTTAATAATCCATTCAGAAACGATATCACCTACAGGACCTAATACGTTAAATGTAATATCTTTCTTATAGAAATCTGAGTAACCATCACGGCCTGTTACTGATTCGTGTCCTAAACGTACCCATTCCATTACTGCTTGTGCACCACTTGGAGTAATTGCATCATACAATGTGAATGAAATTGTATTCCAAATAGTTTTTCCTTTTACATAACGTTGAACGTTGATGTGATTAAGGGCAACTGGTGTTTGTGATAAAGATACTGCGCTTACTCCTTTTACCAAATATGATGGAACACCATCCATATAAAGGATAAATCGGTTTGTTTGTTTAGGTTCAAACGCTGTATAAAAGATTTCGTTTGGATTTAAAATTGCCATTTGTTTTCTATTTTAATTTTGTTATAAATATCTAGTTTTTCAATTTTTATCCTGGGAATTCAGCTCCTGTTGGTAATAAGATAAAATCTAGAGAAATGAATTCAGCAGTGCGTGTTGGTTGGATGTAAATCTGGCCGATTAATTGATTTTGATCAATTACTGCTGGTCCATTATTGGTTTCATCCATTACAACTTTGAATGCGTATAATCCTTGTTTTTGTTGAATGTTTTCTAAATATGGAGTAACTTTTGCAATAAATGAATTTCTAGTTGCAATTGTATTTTGTTCGAATACTACTGTATCTGCAATTTGTTTAATGTATCCTTTTAATTCAATCATCAAACGACGTACGTTTACACGATCAAGAGCAGATTGAGATTTTTGTAATGTTTTCTGACCGTATACTACTACGCCTTGTTTAGGTAATGTTGCAATTGGGTTAATGTTGTTTGAGTATAATGTATCTCTTTCTGCTTGAGTTAATTTGTATTGAGCATATGATACAGTACCTAAACCACCACGATTAATACCGGCTGGTGCAAACCATGGAGCGGATACTTTATCATTAAATGCATATACACCTGGAATTACTGTTGAAGCTGGGGCCCAAATTAATTTTCCAGTTGATGCATCTGCTAAACGAACCCAAGGCCAATATGTTGCAGCATATGAATTATCAAATGATTGAGCGGTACTTACTGCACTAGCAACATTACTTGAATATTCAACCATATCAGGAATATACAAACAATCACCTCTATTTTGTGAATTTACAATTAAACTATTTACTTGTGATGCATGTAATGAAGCAATTAATCCCGGAGTAAAAATAACATTGTATTGGTAAAAATCAGCATTACTTAACAAGCTAATCATGTTGTTATATGCACTAGCTGGAAGACCTTGAGTGTTATTTTGGGTAATATTTTCGTTAAGTAAAATTGTTGAATTTGCAGTACCTATAGCTCCACCAAACGAACCACTTTGACCTATTGGAATTGAAGAGGTATATTGAGATTGAGCAACACCATTTGCATCGAAATAATTTGGTGTTGGTGAATTAACACTTTTTACACGAACATAACGAGATTTATTTGGGTAATCACCGGTTACATCCATCTGATTTGTAGATGAGTTATATGCTAATAGTTGGTTACCAACTATTTTAGAAATAAATCTGGGGGAGTTTGGGTCTAATGTTACACTATTCCAAGTTTCTAAAATAGTTTCAGAAGCATTATTATCATCTCCACGACGGATAACTAAATTAAATGTACCAGATCCTGTATTTGTATTAGTAATTTCAAATCTAACATTATCTGCACTTCCTGAAGCTAAAGCTCCTGAAACTTCAGAACCAGCATTATTCATGATAGTTCCTTTAGATAATGTTTCTAAAGTAAATGCTACTGAAGATGCTCCATTAAATCCTCCAGCCATTGAAGAACTTGCTAAGAATGAACTGTTACCTGCACCTCCGTAAATGTAACCTCCAGGTGAGAATCCGTATCTAACAACAGTTCCGTTTAATGCAGAAGAGGAAACTCTAGAGAAAATAGAAAGTACATCTGTAGAAGCATTATATGATGCAGAAAATAATGAAAATATTTCATTTTGAACACCAAATATTGAAGATGAACCAAAGAAACCAGCTATTCTAGCACCAAATTCATCAACTGTTGGGTTAGCAGACATACTAACATATCCTACATTTGCAGAATCGTTATAGTAATCATACCCAAAGTTAGCTCCTTGAACCCAGTAATCAGTGAAAGTACCTGCTGCTGAAGGGATACTTAATTTAATAGTACCACCGATAACACCACCTGCATTAGAGGCTGTGTAACTTGAAGAAACTAAAAATGAAGCTGAAACAAAGCCTCCATTAGTTGAGCTAATAGCATTACCTACACTACCTGTAGCAGATGTATAAGATCCACTAACTACTCTTGCTACCCATAATGCTGTTCCACCATAGTTAAAATAGTTAAAAGCTGCTTGAGAAGTTAAGTAAGAATATGAATCACCACCACTTACAAAAACATCTCCAAATAATGTTGTATAGTCAGAGTAAGAAGTAATTAATGTTGGAACTTCAACTGGCCCTTTTACAGTTGGGCCAATGATTGCTGCACCAGGAGGAACTGGTTGGCCAGCTAAGAATGTGTTGTCTATTTCGCTAATTGCTACTCCAGGAGAAACTGTGAAATTTGCCATTTTATTTTTTATTATAAATATGAATGTCTTTTTTAAAATGTATTACTAAGCAGGGAAAGTTGCACCTGTAGGTAATACATTAAAATCAAGAATAATAAATTCAGCTGTTCGAGTAGGTTGTAAGTAAATTTGACCTACTAATTGGTTTTGGTCTACTACTGAAGGTGGATTGTTGGATTCATCCATTATTACTCTAAATGCTGTTAAACCCTGTCTTTGTTGAACTGAGGCTAAGTAAGGATTAACTTGAGATAAGAAATTATTTCTAGTAATTACATTATTC